CGCCTCAAGTGCAAGGGTAACAATAACATTATCGAGTCAAACATCTTTAAGTGACTATTTTATTGCGAATACCGGATATTCTACTGTATTTGATATAAATGCAATAGAATGCGAATGGAATCAGACACCACAAGTGGCAACTGCTCGCGCAATCACTCATATTTATTGGTCAAGATTTAGTGACCAAATATCGCCACAGACCACAGGTAACTGGGGAAATTCAAACTATAAATTAAACAATAACATTACTTCAGGTATAACGGGAAGACCGTATTATTCGCAAAACTATTCTTTTGATGCCAGTAATAATGGGGTAAACTGTACTGAATGGATTGGAAATATCGAGGGAAATATTATAAGCGACACTGAATATAACTTTGTAATCGATTTTCCTCATACAATAGCACCAAGTGGTTCTGCTAAAAAAAATATAGACATGACTGTTCTTTCTTCTATACCGAATACTGCAATAAGTGACAATATACAGACTGTGGTTGACATATCAGCTAGTTGATAATAAAATTGAAATAAAATGCGTCAGACACTCTATCATCATAAACTGATAAAATGGAGCCACCCACATTTCTTGCCAACTTAAATCCTCACGAGAGGGATCGTCGTATTGTGTTTGAGGAAGGGCCACACATTTACTATATAGATGGTTCTTCTGACGGATATGTATCTGTCACGACTTTTAATCATCATAATTTTGAACAATTTGACGCGGATGCGATTATTACAAAAATGATGAAATCCAATAAATGGAATCAAAACAAGTATTATGGACAAACGCGCGAAGAAATCAAGGCACTTTGGGATGCGAATCGTGATGAAGCAGCCAATGCCGGTACGAAAATGCATTATGACATTGAATGTTACTACAATCAATGTCCTAAGAAAAATGAATCAATCGAATACGAATACTTTCGCAATTTCTTGCGCGATCATCCCAATCTGAAACCATATCGCACAGAGTGGACCGTGTTTCACGAAGAACTCAAACTGGCAGGTTCTATTGATATGGTATTTGAAACTGAAAGTGGATCATTGCTTATTTATGACTGGAAGCGGTGTAAAGAAATTGTGAAAACAAATGGGTTTGGGAAATGGGGACAAAAGGAGTGTATAGAGCATTTACCGGACACGAACTATTGGCACTACTGTTTACAATTGAATACCTACAAGGCTATTTTGGAAGAAAAATATGGAAAGAAGGTCGACGAATTGTATTTAGTGTGCCTACATCCTGAAAATAAAAATAAAAATTATCAACGCATAAAGGTAGTCGACTTACAAGACGAAGTAAAAGAACTATTTGAAATGCGACGAAAAGAACTTGTGAACAAAGCTTAAAAAAATAAACATATGTTGAATAAAAGGTATGTTTGCGAATCGTGTTATGAAATATAATAAAATGGGGTTGGTGCTGGGACTGGGATTATCAGTGACAGTGAGCTCTATTTTTTTATATTATTATTCCAGTAGATGGTCTAAAATAACAGACTCATCGTCTAAACTAAATCGTGAGGATAAAGATAAGGATAAAGATAAGGATAAAGATAAATACGAAGATAAATATTATGATGCATTTGACAAGTTAGAAGTGAAAGAATTAGAGGAAGATTCCGTGGTGTCTCTAAAAAATAGTGTATTGTATGAGATGACTCCCAAGGGTAGGGTTATTATGTATTATGACAAGGACAAAGAGTCGTTTGCTTATTACTGCGATACAAAAGATGTACCCTATATGTTTTTGGAAACTGTTGCCAGAAAGTATGCATTAACATATGATTGTAAAAAACTAGTGGTTGACATAAAGAAGGAGTTGGGGCGAGCAAAGGATGCAAAGGATGCAAAGAGTGCAAAGAGTGCAAAGAATGCAAAGGATGTAGTATCTGGCGACAAGCCGAATGTGTATGCCTCTTTCAAAAACTACAATATGATCGGTGAAGGTGGAGGTGATAGGGCAAAGTATATTTTGCGACAATCTGCGAATAGATATTCATATAGCGGCAAGGTGAATGAGTTTGATTTTCTAAAGACATCGGAATATGTATGTGATCATAGTGATGATAAAATGGATTACGAAACATTTAAGAGATTAACGGCGAAAAAAAATTAAAGATAGAATATATATGACTGATTATTTAACATATAAAAATGGAAGTAAGAATATAGATAAGATAATAAAAAATGCCATCACAGATAAAGAATTCAAAATAGCTCGTTTGAAAAAACAGATTGCGTCTTTGAATAAACAGCACACCGATGGTGTATATTATACAAATATTGCTTTAGATGGTGAATCACCTATCGTGTATTTAACAATGTCTATATTTTCAATCATCAAGGAAATATTGAGCGGCTTTAGTGATGCGACCGACAAATTAAAGAAAGATGTAGGTGTCTCTATTCAGAAAGGAGGTGAAAATACAGAGCAACTTCAAACTATTGACAGGAATACAGATGCGCTGAACAATGCCATTGACAAGGCAACGCAAAAGACCGATGAGTTAGCAAAAGGTGTAAAAGACCAAGCGTCTGATTTGGCAAAGGGTGTAAAAGATCAGGCTACTGACTTGACAAAAGGTGTAAAAGATATGAAGGCCAAGTATTTGGGCGACGGTGATGCAAGTATTGCCGACATGGCTATTTCAAAAGCGAAAGAAGTGGGTGAGGCGTCGATTAAGCGAGGAATTCAATGGTCGGAGGATGTGATCAGCACCCTCATTGATATGGGTATGGAATTGATGGGTGAATCTGAAATATTAGACACGCCTCTAGATGAGCTGAGTCCCGCTTTGAACAAAAAAATTCTGTTGTTTTCGGGACTATTGAAAGAGCTGTCCGAGAATCCAGCCACTCGTGAAGCGATTAAAGAGATTGCTGAAGCGGTAGCAATATCTGTTGTAGAGATCCTAAAAGAAATAAGACCCGAGATAAATAAAATTACAGATCAAGCAGTAGAAATGTTGGAAGAGGTTGGTGAGAAATCAATAAGAGGTGCTACAGCCACTGGTTTATCTATGGGGCAAGCATTTGTAGCTGAGATCCCGTGGGTAGGAGGTGTTATTGATTTAATGCTGGCGCTAGGCAAGGGGTTCAATTCTATAATGGAAACATATAAGGTAGTTGTAGATAGGGGTGGTCAGTTGGGAGTAGAAGTAGCCAAAACTGCGGTGAATACCGAACAAACTGTAATGCGGGGAAAGGATCGCGTCGAGAATGCGACAACCAAGGCTATGAATACAATTAACAGTGCGACGGGTAGTCAAATACAAAGCGGAGGAAAGCGCATAAGAAAGACGATGAAACTCTTCGACACTACCTTGCCTAAATTGAAGTATCCGGTTTCGGGTCCATATGGCGACAAGCGTCGCAGTAAAAAAACGCGTAATACTCGCAAAACTAGTCGCAAACAATAATAATGTACTACTGCTAGTGCCTTTTTTTTAGTTCTCTTTTTTGAGCGATATTTTATGCGTTTCATTCCATTTAATGAACCCAATGCTCTTGGTTATATGGAAAGATGTACCCAAATGGTCTTTTGCTATTTCCAATGTTTGTCTCTCTTGTTCATTCAATGACTTTAAGTAAGATTCTACCAGGGAATTACTCTCCATTTTTTCGGTTATACTGTTTTCTGTGTATAGCACTTATATTGAAATCATTCTATTCTATTAAATGGTTTCAATTTTTATAATATTAGTGGATTTAATATTGAATCATACAAATTAGTTCTCCCCACATTTTTACACTTGACTTTTGTAGGATTTTTGTTATACTTGTATCTATTGTATATCCATTGTTCATTAAATACTCAAATAAATCTGGTAATTCGTCTATACACATGAGGCGATTATTACATCCCAGTATTCCTATTACACAATTTGGTGTTGGACACAAATTTGTCTTTACATCGAATGGTGACAATTTGTTCAATGTTACATTTTTCGTCATTGTTTTTAGAGGACCATCTGGTGGCTTATTTAATATAAGTATGTTCTGATACTCTTGGTTTACTGAATCGTAATACGGTATGCTGCTAAGCGAATAGAGCATGGTTACTTTACTCTATATTTAGCAAAAAATTGAAACAAGTTAATTACTTATAAAATCAATTATATACCAAGGTTACCTACCAATTCATTATAAACCACCTTTTCCGTATAGGAAACTATGTCTACAGCTACCATTGATACTTCTAATACGATATTTAGATTTAAATTTACGCCTGAATTTACTAGCGAACTATTATCTTTTGCTAAACTACATCAATATGACGACCGAGTCACATACAAAGAAAATTGGAGTCGGTGGGTACAATTGAACGATGGTTCAATTGACGCAGAATGCTGTAGAATGAAAGCACTTGGGTATGAAGGAAATGTTATCGATAAAATGTACAAGAGTGGACGATATTATTTTCGTAAAAAAACACCCAAACAAGAACCCAAGACAAGAAGAAAGTATGTATCTATTGATAAAGAGGTGATTGATGCGATGGACATTCATATATCACAGCATTATGGAACGCCCATGTTTAAACCTTCTGTGGCACACGATCTTTTCTGGGATGAGTATGATGATCTTATAGGCGAAGAGTCTGCAAGACTGGTACAAGATGGCCTTACCAAGGAAGATATTAATGTCAAGATTAAAAAAACATACAAAAATAGATGCTTCCTGTTCTTTCAACATTATCAAATCAATCATTGTCGCGATGATTTTGATTTGCCTTCCACATTATAACGCGGTTGACGCTCATCATATTACGGAAGATTAGTAATATTTATCTCATTATACATAGTAATGACAATATTGGTAGAAAATACTTTTACAGTAAACAACCACATCGCTATTTCCAATAAAATAAAAAGAATTTCCTTGTATTCTTTGTATTTTTTTCCCGTCATAGAGTCTAAAAATTTAGATGAGAATTATAATATTATAAATGACACTTCTGACATTACTGGTACTACGCGTTGTGGTCATAAATTGTTATGTTTTGCGTCCAATGATTATATGCGGTTCGATTTTAACTATCATTTTACCAAATCTCTCTATCGAGTGTTTATGGCATCGTCTATTCTTATCAAAAACAAGATCTCTTATCTTGTGAACAATGATTCCTTTGTATATGACGGACAATCTTATCCGTTGTTGCACAATTTTTCCAACTCTTTTTACATTCCCGCTCTAAAACTAGGAAATATACGGTCGTATTTCCACCGAACATTACTTGACAGTCTGTATATCCCAATAGATGTGTATGTTATCGCTTATTTGACAAATAACGGGATTGTCGATATGACTGAATCGGTTATTGCAGACATATCTGAGTCTTATTGCACTATCGACAGAGAGAAAATAGACAGAAACTCTGTTTTATCAATGCTCGCCTATTTTTTGAATTACAAAACGACACAGATTGTTGCGTATTTATTACAATTCAAGCACACTTGGAGTTGTTGGTCATTGTCATTCTATTTTATAAAGGAATATCCCATTCTATTGGAAAAACATTCTATATATGAATTGCTGTATCACTATATCAATTGCACTCCCAAAGAGAGAAACTCCAGCATAATCGAAGATATACACAGCGCATTATTTATTTGCTGAATAAGTTATTTATCATTATACAATTTATAAATAACTTACTTACATACTTGGTATCATATACTTGGTATCATTTATTGTTTTCTTTTGTTAGAACGTCTCCTCTTTGCGGTCTTCTTCTTGTGGGTCTTCTTAGCAGCACTCTTTCCACTCTTCTTATATGTTTTTCCGGCGTGCTTTAACACATCCTTTAACATTACGGTTGCTCCTTTGGCCTTGGCCTTCATCTCAGTCATTGTCTTTTTGACGTGCTCTCTCCATGCATTTGCCATGATATATATTATAATATATTTAAAAATTGATGGTTGAGTAGTTAGTTTATAATACATTACACAATCAATCAACTATATTGCATTTCACAATTAGTTTCATTTATCTAAATATATTTTCATAATTGAATTGATTATATGGCTAAACTACTTTTAACGCGATTCTTATATATATTCGATGAAGTATGTATATCGTTTTTGACATCCTTACTCAAAAAACAAGACTTGGGCGAATGTTACTTTTGGATTGCCGAGTTATATTTGTCGGGGTATTATAAACAATCTTGGGATCTCATCTGGTTTATATATTACGACTTTTACTATATTCATAATCCACTATTTGAAGAATACCTATCTAAAAAGCATAAGGAGGGGGTTTCTCTTGGTGGTGATAATGGTATCAAGGCGATACTTTCGGCTGTGAAGAATATGTTTAAATTGGTATCATCGCCAGAAATATTTATTACACGCCAATACAACCAGCTTAAAGAAATAACCTCTTTGTTTCGCGGAAAAAAACCAGTATGGCTTTCTCAATATCCATGCCATTATCACGCATTTCTCCGATACATTGATAAAAAAATGTATCATTTCGCAGTATCATGTATCCCATCTACAATCAATGATGAACTGTTACAAGTTGTTAAATCATACTTTAATGTACCAGACGAAGACTTTACATTGCTTACAAGTCGCATCCATTGCACAGATGGTAATAATGAACATGGTAATAATGAAAACGACGCATTTGAATATGACAATCAATTCCACAAGTTTTGGTCACTTGTCTGTTTACTCTCGATTAATCCATCATGGCGCGAAAATTGCAAACGAAAAATATATACTAGTTGTACAACAGACGAACATAATAAAATTATGAGTCATTATAATGACCCAATACCATTGTCTTCCAAATACAATAATAAACAAATATATAAAACATTGCTTTATAAAAGAACATATTCGATTACTCCATTATGTTCTTCGTTTCATCTGACAAGAGATTCGTTTGAAAATATATACCACGAATTATGGTATAGATGGGAATATCACGCGTATCCAACCCCTCTATGGATGAATCGATTTAATCAACATAAAATAATTGTAGACGACGATAAACAGGCCATTGAATTTCTAGACGACGATGCAATGGAAGAATTCTACAGTCAATATGGATACGAACCAGACGAACAATCTGTCGAAACACAGGAGCGTGGACTTTATGTTCTCGAGGAGAACAATTGGAAACATTGGTACACGACTATTTTCCACGACAATCCAATGGTCTATTACAAGGATGATTTTAAATTCGCATATTAAAAAATGTATATAAAAAAATTGAATCTAATTATATTATATATTTTTATCATACAATATAATTATCAGTAAAATGGTGAAGAATCAAAACGGTGGCAATAAATCAAAGAAATTCGGACGCAAGTTCTTGACGGCGCCGGTCGACCGTCGGGTTCGCCTCGCAGAAGAAGAAGGTGAAATTTACGGCGTTGTTACCAAACTAGTGGGCAATGGTATGTTTTATATAAACGACCCGGACGGAAAAGAGCGTCTGGTTGTTATGAGAAATAAGTTTCGTGGACGTGGGAAGCGCGATAATACGGTAATGCAAGGAGGTTGGGTACTTATTGGAGAAAGAGATTTTGAAAGCTGTGCGAAACCAAAACACGATCTACTCGAAGTATATACCGACATTGAAAAACAAAAATTAAAGAAATCCGGTAATCCTGTATTCTTAAAACTGAAAAGTGAGTTTGATAACGAAGTGGTAATTGGTGGAGATTCCATGGTCGAAGTCGAGTTTACGGAAAATGTGTCCACTCCGGAATTGAATTTGGAAGTAGAGGTAGATAACGAATATCTCGACGCGAAAGAAACCATCATTATGGATGTAGGCGAAGAGGTCGATATTGATGATATCTAATCCAATCTAATCCAGTGTCAATTCTTACTAAAATGAAAATGAAAACTAAACAAATGAAACCAGATGTAATACGATGGGAACAAATAATATAAATATTTTTATATTATTTCACAGTTGTTGGTTGTCATCGTTTTCATCAGTACTCGTTATCTATCGTGCTACTAATATACGAATGGGGAATTGAAGCATCGTCCCCCACCAATTGTGATGGTCCGAACGGATGAACCATATTCCTACTACCTAGAGGGTTTGTTATTGACTCTATTAGTTGTAAGGAATACAATAATGATTCTCTTGAACGATGAATAGACCCACTTTCACGGTATTCCTCGTTTTTTACTTCTCGACTCTTCAATTCTAATCTACATACAGGACATACAGCACATTGATCTTCTAGCCATTTATTTATTGAACTTGTAATAAACCCGTGAAAACACGGTAATACCGTAATACATTGATTGATTTCAAATTTATCTTGCGTAATCGGACAATGGTCATTTTTGCATATATCTGGTTGATATCTTTCTACTTTTAAACTTTGTTTCCCTTCATCAGACAATACATTTTTATATTTGGTACCAGAATGATCGTCGAAACTACTGTTTAATATATCATCCATTGACTGGTGTTGTAATAAATAATTAGACAATACACCTCGTTCTATAATATTTGTGAAATAATCACTTTCTGGGTCGATGGTTGATTGAATATCCATATCCATATCCATATTCAAAGTTACACCCGACAATGGAAAATGCAACAACGCATTTAGATTCGAATCATTTACTGGCGCGAGTTCATCTTCTGTATTCATATTTTATATATAATACTATTTTTTTAAACGGATATTTGTGATAGCTCTTTATATCGGTCTTTCTCTATGATAGAGAATAAGATACGATTTGGAGACACTTTACTCCATAAAATAGATTCGTTCAACTGTCGTGGACTATATCCATTCATAATAGCAACATTCTCATATATAGGGTCTATAATCGGACACTTGGTTATGTTATTCACATTCCAGAACAGAATGTGTGGGCTATTGTACGGGCTTCCACACGCTTTTATTCCTGCGTCATAAAACATCGATTGTATGTCATTCATTATGTTTTTTTTAGTATGGTCGAATTTCATATCTGAAAATACCACGAGTGTAAGACTTTCTACTTCCTCTACTGGAATATTACCTTTCATCAAAGTATCCAACAGCAATTCTACTGCCTTATAAAAATCTGTATTCATCTCCCATGAATCGTCATAGATGGACTGCATCCGTTCACAGAATGTTTTAGTGTTGTTGAGATGCACCCATTCAGGTCGATTGCCGAACACAATCATCCGGTTACCTAAGCTTGACCTCTCGGTTATGCGACACCCCAGTCCTATCGCAGTATATAATGGCATAGCCCCATTACTGTACATTGAACTGGATGTATCAACAAATGCTATTACATTTGGCAGTGGTTTCACCGGAATACCATTACTCTTCCATACAGCGTTTAGAATTATCTGTTCACTCTCGTCCATTGCGAATCGAGCATTCTTTACAAGAGTGCTTATGGTAACAGGCGGAGATGTATGATTATGGGAATTGCATTCAAAGTGTCCATCTAGTATATAATTTAATAAATTATTGCGACATACTTCACGGTCTTCATTGTTAGGGTTGGGGTCGCCTTTATTATTATTCAAAAATGCCACGCGATCTTTTACAAGAGTAGTGCCTGTGACATTTTTAAACTGGATTTTGGACCAGTTTTTAGAACATTGTTTCATTTGTACAGTATCTAAACGACTGTTTAACGAGCTAACCAGCTGTCTGTATTTCGTTTTTGCCTTGTTGACTGCACCCTTGTTCCATCCTTTCAGACCGTACTCCGAAAAGTAATCTTTTGCTAATACTGTATAGATCCATCCAAATTTTTTACTCTTTTCTCTCGGAATCCATTTTGCTACTAATGAAAACGATTCAATACTTGACGCATCCATTTTTAGTTGAGAGTTCATCATTTTTATCATTTCTGGCGGACATTTTCCTAATTCATTGAATAGATACTTCATATCTTTCCATGACCCAAGTGGTTCAGTTGTTATCTTATACCCAACACAGTGTCGCATAAACTCATTGCATATATTTGCAGTTGTATCTGTATCTGTATCTGTATCTAACAATTGCTTTATAATAGCAAATGTAATTGCATATTCACCCATTCCTTCACGAATGTCGCGGGTATATGCCAACATTTTGAGTAAAATTTTTTTATCTTCTGCACAACCTTCTTGAAAACAGACGACAAACTGCTTTGCGGCCTCCGTTCTTTGCAGCGTGTATGGATGTCTTTTTAATTGACTATACACATCTATTAAACGTTGTTCTCTACTAGACAAACATTTACATTTATCGTTGTATTCAATATGACTATTTTCGTCATATTGAACATGAAGTTCTTTCTTATTGATATTTGTACAGCCATTTAACAATGACTGCATTGTATTGTATTGTATTATAATGAATGGCAGAATAATCTTTATATTAGTTTTTATGAAACTGCACTACGCACATATCACAATATCGCCACACAGGTAGATAGACTGTGTTATATTTTTCTGCGGCGTGTTTTGCCAGATGCCAAATTAAATCGGACCCTCTTGGTAGTATTGCTATTACCATTATGTTCTGTCTTTTTATCATCCTCGCTGAACAAAATATAGAGGGTGTTCACATCACACATACAGCTGATAGACGACGATAAACCATAGTCGTCTATATTTCGTAAACAAGTCATAAAATCGTACTTCTTATCGTCCTTTAAAAAGTTTTTCAATTCATCATGAGATAAACTGAAATTATAAATTAATATAGATATTAGTTTGTATTTTACCTTGTCACATCGATCATTGCCCTTTATTAGTTTAACCAATTCTTCTCTTTTGATTGTGTTTGGTTTACTTAAGTCTATTGTGCTTTCTCGTATTTTCTCTAATTGGTTCTTCTTATTTACATACAATATGTTTACTTTAATGCGACTATTCTCTTCTTGAGTAAACATATCATATGGCTTATCTGCTTTCTCAAATTCCTGTATCCAACTCTCGTCGAAACTAGATACAACATCTAAATCTTCCATTAATACATTTCAATATTTATTCGTCGTCGTTTTAACTAATAATACTCACCATCTTCGTCCAATTCATCGCCATATACATCATGATCCATCATTTCACCAAAATCCTGATCCATGTCATCATCATCGTATTCGAATTGTTTACAATACTCTTCATATTTCTGCTTTTCTTGTTGCACCCACGCATATGCGTCCATCTCACCAGTATCTTGATAATGCTGTTCCGATTCCACTCTATCCTCTTCACGTAATATGTTCATTCGTCTAAAGAACTCTTGGCATTCTTTGTCGTCTTCATATTTTTTTAGTGCATCTACTTGTCTCTGACTGAATGTTTCATCCCAACTATCATACCAATGTACATTGTCTCGGCTATATTGTGTCTTGTCTCGGATAAATACAACACTCGATGCTCCACCCGACATCACTCTTTCATGATATGCATCCACCTGCTTATTTGTGGTTTTGCATGATTTCATAAACATTGGACCAATCCATCTCGGACCACTCCAATATTTCGGATCATTTACATTGATCGCTGCGCTTTCTTCCTCAGTCGTATTCTTGATTCGTTTCAACCACTCAGATTCCGATTCCGATTCCGATTCCTTTGGTTGTTCTCCTTTTGACATAGTTTTTTCGTTTGGGATAAGTCTATCCATTAGTACACTCGACTCGTCTAATTGTGTAGTATACACATTGATACCTACATATTCTTATATTCTTTCAGTTTGTATTCATTAAGTTTTTGTGACAACTACTTAAATATACTTCGCGTGTGTATATTGGGCGGGGAGATCCCCAAATGCATATTCCATTGTGTAATTAACTATGTATTACACATCACGAATAAAATCTCCCATATTGTTTCCTAACAGCTACCCACCTCATACTTCTTTTATTTACGGTCACCGTAAAATAAAAATAAAAATAAAAATAAAAATAAATAATATAAATTACCCACTTATATAATTGTTATAGGAAACTGCATATTGCATTATACTTTACTGCTTGTAATGATAATAAAATTGATTACAGTTAATGTAATTTAATTTTGGTATTATGCCAATTATCAATGACAGTATTACTCACAGTAGTGAAAATCCATCTATTTGTGTTCCTCGCGTGTTTACTAATGTTAGTATGTCTTATATTTCGAATATATTTCAACGCGATCTTAAGCTTGGAAAAATAAGAAAAATAGACATTGTTAGCAACAATGGCGATAAAAAATTTAAAAAGGTATTTATTCATTTTGACCACTGGTACGATGGCGATCAAAATAACGCCATAAAGAATAAATTACTAGATGGTAAACTTATAAAGCTTGTACACGACTATCCATGGTATTGGAAGTGTGCATTGAATAAAACCGGATAACTTACATTAATAAATCTCTATCATTTTTTAATGTAAATATTTAAACAATATAGCAAAATATTTAAACAGGTCAAATTGTAACTAGTATAGATAACCAGTTATATGTTTGTCGGCTCTCTGGAAATTACAAACGACCAACACAATTTTACTATCGAAGAGACTACACACCCATACCACAATATATTAACCGAGTCCTTTGATTTACCATATAAGCACCATTTTTATGCCAAGACAGTATGCTCTTTAGAAGAGTTCGTTAAATCCTCTGTTTTCTCTATCTACACTGCTAACCTGTTGCTGGTGTCGATTTATAACCAATTACATAGATTATCCCGCCATCATATTGCCATTTCTTTCTTTGATCTTAATGATATATTAGTAATTGATTCTAGAGATTTTTATTTTTGCAATACGAATAAACTATATCCAATTTCCAAGCCAAACAATATTATTACCGTTACGCAACTATATGACACGGGCAATCGATTCTTACCACCTGAATTTAAATCGAACAATAAAATGCCGCTCACATGTCATAAAAATACAGGGTTTTTTAGCTTAGCTTCAATTGTGTTACATTGCCTCAAACATACAAATCAAATCTTTTCTACATTCACCACTGACGATATATTGGATTATTACAATTATACAAAGATGTCATCTACCTTGAATTTATGCCTCTCTGACAAACCTGAGAATAGACATTTTATTATTTTTTAATTTCTAATCCTAATTTATATGTCTCTTGTCACTCTTAAAAAAAAATCCCGCCATAATAGAAGAATTGCTCCCATCTCTGGTAGAGGGGTGGATGGATTTTCATTGAATGGTGGACATAGAAATATTGGATCAGTGGGTCAATTTAGACTCATTGGTAATACAACACGAACCCCATTTAAAGGGACCGAGCCTATGGGGAATGGTGGTTCTGGCGGTAAGTATTACAATAACCCGTCCAACTCTGGAAGTTGTTCTACAAACGACAACACGATTATTAAAAAATCGTCTAAGAATACGGCGGGTATGATTGATACTAAGTATAAATGGACAAAGAGTGGTTATCCTAATTATTGGGTTCAAGAAGACGACAACAGTTATCGTGTCACACGCGATCAAGCAACTTATATCGAACAGTTAACTCAGAAATATGGCGGTTGTGTATTCACAAATAATCAAACCGATACTACTGGTTCAACCAACATCTATTCCTGCAGCGGTAATAAATCAGCCTGCTCTTATTTTATTGGAACAAAGAAATATGTTCGTATGCCGTATGCTAAGAATTTAAATCAACCTGCCAAGAGCCAGGGACAATATATAAAGACGGGTGGCGTTTATAAAAAGGAATGTTTACCTACTCCTGCAAACAAACAACCATTCCCTATGAATCTGCAACACAGTACCAGTAACCAAATGGCTAGTGCAAGAGTTGGTACATCATCCAAAAGTTCTGGTAGTATAGGGTGTCACACCAATTATTTGACTTGGGAAGAAGCCAAGAATGCTGGTGCTCTTCCAAGTGACTGGACTCCATAAGCGATCTGGTATTTATATGTTTTATTAACCAAACCCAGTCATCAAAAAAATCTTTTTGTTGATTCTTTTTGTTTGTTGATTCTTTTTGTTTGTTGATTTTGTTTGTTGATTCTTTTTGTTTGTTGATTTTGTTTGTTGATTCTTTTTGTTTGTTGATTCTTTTTGTTTGTTG